TCGGGGCGAGGTAGATTGCGGCAAGGGGGCCTTCGCCGAACTGAGTCCACCACCCAGGTTCGCTGATCGTACCCATAAAAGTCCCGTTGTAGATACGGAAACGTGCCTGAAAATCCGTCCAGACCACTCTTTTCCACATCGGTTTCCAGCCGCCTCGCGTGGCCTGCCAGGTGCCCTCGGCCTGCGGCAACCAGCGCCCGCCGATGGCTACCGACAGCGAGCGGCAGGCTAGGATGGATTGGACCTGGGGGATGACGCCCTGACAGAGCGCAGTCCAATGGGCGAAAGGGTAGATTTCCTGGCCAGGAACGGTCTGTACACCTGGGGGCACGATTCTAAGGATGCCTGACACCGCACATATACGGCGTCTGGACTTGTTGATGTAATTGGTGAGAGTGGGCAGCGAAAAAAACTGCCCCTGATTGTCATTAAGCAGGTTCTGGGTTTCGGTGATGTAGTTGCTAAGCATCCCCGCATCTTACCAGTAACCGGCTGGTTTGACAGGCTGTCGTTCCCATGGCGGCCAGGGCGGCCACGGTGTGTTGATGCGATAGCGTTTACCGATGGCTAACCCAGTGCCAGCCCTGCGAGTTTCGCTCTCGAATGGCCAGGGTGTGCGCGGCATGTGCCACGGGTTCGGCTTGAACCGGATTTGCGACTTGACCGGATAGCCCTCCAGCTTCCAGTGCCGCACGAACGGCGGGCACAACCGCCAGGGCGGCAGCGCCGGGGGTCGTGGACAAGGCCGGAAGCTGCCGTGCATGTCACTCTCGCTCGCGCCTGCGGCTAGAAGAGCTAGAAGGTGCTGGCGGGGATGGAGCCGGTTCTGGTGTAAAAGCTGGCGATTGATGTGCAATCGGGGCCGCTTGCGGACCAACCTCGCCCTTGGTGACCACTGGCGGATGCGGGATCGCGGGAGGCGGCACCGGCCATGGCTGCTGCGGCGGGAAGGTCACGACCGGCCTGACCGGGAGCGTGGCAGTCGCAGGCGCACCCGTGATGCCCGTCATGATGACGCCCGTCGAGGGCTTGGAGCATACTAGGTTGAGTGCAGTAAGTGTTAGACCAACACTAGCAATCTGTCCCTGAGGTATAGTTGAGTACCAGCCAGTCCAGGCGAAGTTAGCATCTTCATGAATTACTAGAGTTATATATTTAGAATTAAAACCGTATGCGGTACCTACAGGGCAGTTTAGGTCAAAGAAGATCGGGGTATCGCCAAGTAGTAGACCTCTAAAACCACTATTGACAGGATCATCTTTACCCCAACGAGTACTAGGATCATTATTATAACGCTCAACAGACATAAAGTCAGTCATGAGCATGGTCCAATCCTCGATGCTCATAACCACAAAGTCGAGGGCCTCTCCCCCATTATATTTGACGGCCTTGAGCAGATTCTGGATGAACTCGGCCCTGCTCAGCACATCGCCCAGGGCTGGCAACACCAGGCCCTGCCACATCGGATAGGTGCCGCGGTCCAGACCGCCATAGACCGGAGACAGCGCTGCATTGCCATAGGCGTCCTGCAGGCTGAACATCTGCAGCAGGTTGCCGGTAGGCGTGCCCTGCGGCGGCCCGAATAACGCCTGGGCCAGGGCGTAGAGCGCAGAATTCTTCAGGTCATTCAGCTTCAACATCAGTCGGGAGGCGACCGCGATCGCATCCTGCGTGACCAACTGCTCGAGGCCCAAGGAGGTGACCGGCGTTGCTAGGGCACATAAATTAAATTCAGCATTAACAGTAGCCGCAACATCGACCGGAATATCAAACTGGCCACTAGGTCCGATCCAGGAGGATTGAAGATACTGGCCAGTCTGCACTGGCTGCGTATATGGGGACACGCCACCGGAGGCTCTGATGGCATTACGCAGCAGCAGAGCAAGTAAAGGATTCATTCGGTAGAGCAGAATAACTACCATCTGCGCAAAGACACGTCTAACAGTAGCTTCTAATTCCAAACCGACGGGGCCATTTGGAATTATGCCTGCTCCTAATATGGGCATGATCCTATCCTAACTTAGATATAGCAATTCATCAGATATGGTGGGACATTTCCACTCCAAATGTCCTTTTCTTTATCTCTCTGACCATTGCCGTGGTTGCATGACCAAAGCTCAAGATTTTCAATCCGATTGTCGCTTCGATCACCGTTCTTATGATGAACAGTTTCATGTTTTTGTAACTTTCTGCCGAGATGCTTTTCCATCTCTAGGCGATGTACAAAAACAGTTTTCCCACCTTCCCGAACTATACAATAACCTCTGACATCCAACCGCTTAGGCTTACGGTAAACATCTCCTTCACATTGCTTAGAGCAGTATTTTTTAGGAATGAACCATTGGTAATACCGACCAGCGCCCTGACCTGTAACTCGATAGTATTTTCGTGGGAGGATTAGGCCTCCGCAACGCAAACAGACTTTTGGTTCTGGAGGTGGCCCTCTTTTAGGCACTACCAACTCCTACCCTTTTCTCTAGCCTGATCTTTACGAATAGCTTGGAGTATCTCATTCCTCCCCCATTCCTCTGGGTCTTTAGCTATTTCCGCCCACCCCGGAGTTTTCTCATGGTTCCACTTGAAGGAGTCGAACTGCGCTTCCGACGGCTTGGGATCGCGCTGGGCCTTGTAGGCGGCGGCAACCTCGTAGTCGCCGATGTTGCGGTCCACCATGAACTGTTCCAAGTCCTTCATGGCCTCGTCGGTGAAGCCGTAGTCGGACTGGGTCTTCTTGCGCCTGCCCTGCCACTCTTCGTTGTCCTGGGCCTGACGTTTGGCGGCTTCGGCCTCGTTGCGTTCGCGCTCGATACCGGCCAGCCGTTCCTCGACCCGGTCCTCGATGTCGAGGTCGGGTATCTGCACCTGCGGGTAGGCTTTCTTGATGAGGCGCTTGGCCTCTTTGTTCAACTGCGGGTTATTATAGATATTCTCAACGAAATCTGCTACCTGCCTTTTACCTTGCAGGTACATATACTCGTCGTCTGATATCTGTCTAGGCATTATTAGATTTGCCTATAATATTTGGTTGAAGTGGCACCCCGCCTTCCGGCTTCGGGACGCACTTCGGTATCGCGCCCCACTCCATGATTTCGGACTGAACGTCTACTTGCAGGATGGTACGAGGGGGAGTTTCGGGCGGCGTTGTAAGAGGTGGATCATAAGACCGATTCATAGCCATGTGCTAGATCCTCTTAGATTGTGACAGTTATATCACGCACCGGGCAGTGGTGTCGAGGGCATGGGCGGGGCAGCCGAGGCGGCTCCCATCGGTGACGGTGCTGACGGTCCTGCCTGTGGGGGGCCTTGGTTACCCGACTGCCCCATAATGCGTTGCAGCAGGGCATTGCGGACGACGTTGCGCAGCAAGTCCTGGAGTTGGGTTTGCTGGACGCCTGCGGTCGGCTGGCCTTGATTAGCGTGGCGCGACAGTCTGGTGGCCGCCGAGAGCGCGTCTTTATGTATGGGACTGCCTTGCGGCAAGCCGGGTAGGGCCTGCTGGATCATTCCAACGGCCTGCATAATCAAGGTCATAGAGTGTGCGGTGTCACCAGGACCTGGAGCAGACACCTGTGGGCCTCGCTGCCCACGGGCCAGAGCGGCAATAATCGGGCCACCACCTGGTGGCGGTCCTCCGGGTCCAGCGCCAGCAGGAGGTCCCGCAGGAACTCCAGATTGGCCTGCTGTGGCGTCTGCGCCTGGTCCGACTGCATCAGCGCCTTCGTCCGACATAGACATAGGGCAACCCAAAGGCAATGAGTGTGCAATAGGCTAGACCTAAGTACATGGTTGTCAACCGCCCCGCTTCTTGTGCCCGCCACCGCCATGTTGAGAGCGATCCGGCAGGTGCAGCACGTCACGCACGAATTGCTCGGTCTTCTCGGTCTTGGCCATCTGCGCCTGAGCCTGCTGCCGTTTACGCAGTCTAGCCAGTAGTAGTTCTGCACCAGGCGGGTGTAACATGTGTATTAGGTCTTCCGCGTCAATAGCCCCCGCCCGCGCAAGCGCGATAGCGACTTGGCGGTTGTCTTCGGCGAATGCAGGCGACGCCGAGTGCGAATCGACTTGGACTTGATAGTCTTCTGGGATGCTTGCGAGGGTAAATTCAATTTTGGAGTCGGTGGTAATGTAGATTGCAGCGTCCATTGACTGCATGATTCGAAGAGAGAGATAGCCACTTTGCGCAAGCTGACGTTCAACTCGAGCAGCTTGGTCAATGAGTCTGGGGGAAGATGTTCTAACAAGAGTTTGAGCGTGAGTGCCTGCGCGTACTCCGGGCTCTCCCTGTCCAGACATGATAGGTGTGAATCCACCCGCTTCATCGAAAAGTTGAAAGAGAAACTGAAGTTCTTCGAGATAGTTTGCGGGAGGTGGCTGGACGAGCGGGGTGCTTTTGGCGTTCGGGTTCGGGTCATTCAAGAACCCTCCTTCGCTCATGATTTTATAGTACTGTTCCTCCGTTAAGCTAGTAAAGCCAGAGAAAACCTGAGGCGCATTCACATTCCTATCCCACATGACCTTAATATCGCGAAGCCGTTTGCTGAGTATGTCTTGCAGCATCTGAATGTCGGCAATCAGCGATCGGCCCCAGAAGTAGCCGGGAGTGGGCTGGCACTGCACTTTAATGAACGGATGGTGGCCAGGTATCCGCGAAAGATTTCGTCGTGTGTCCTCGCCTTCGATGACGATATCGGGATAGATCACCTGGATCGTAGTGTAGTCACCGTCGCGGTCTGCGTCCTTAATCCAGAGTTCGCAGTGACGGACAGTGGGGGCTATATGCCGTTGAGGCCGCCAGGGCGTCGGTACGGGGAAAACATTGACGATGCCCGCCGCGCTGCTGACCGTATCACCGGCGTTGCTAGACGGTTGCAAGCCGCCAACCACCATCTGGTGAAAGTAGGAGGATTCATCCTCATCTTTCTCAGTCGGACGGGTGTCCTCGATCCGCGAGAGGATTTCCTTGCGTTTGGGGTGATCCTTCAGAATATCGCGTACCCGCGACATCGTCGGATACGTTACATGACAAAAAGCTTCCTGTTCATCGAGCTGCAGGATTGTCTCGCCAAGAACACCGAAATTCTGCGGATGTACCGGAGCGACTTTAAACGTCTCTCCGTCAGGGGTATGCTTAAGCAGATAGCAGCCACTTATCAGCGACCAAGTGAGGGCTTCCGAAAAGGTAACGTCGCTGTCCGAGTTGCGGTAGTCGGCGGTGAGCTTCTCGGATACCAGTTGAGCCCGCTCCAATACGCTATCTGATTCGGAAGTGTCGTAGACCACCGCGAAGCGCACATCCGTGGGCTGCATGAGGAAGCCCGACAGCTTCTCCACAAATGGCTTTACTTTGTTATAGATTGCTGCCTGAGTCGAATATGTGCCGCTATAATAGTATTGAGAAGCCCGCTGATAACTCATACCCCGCTCTTGAGCGGTGATCATGCACTCGTCAATGATGGTTTTGACCCACTCTTCAAGGTCGAGTTTGTTTTTGGGTATACGTAACATTGAGCGGCTCTGCAAACAGGCTGCGGGGCAGGATCAGCGGCCCCTGGAAGCCCTCGGGTAATCTTAGCTCCATGAACTGGTCGTTCCAGGCGCAGACTTCGATTTCGACTTCCCTGATTTCACCGTCCTTTTGAAAGATCGGTAACACCGTCACCATACTTTCATGGCCCGCCTTTTCGAGATTTCGATCAAGTCGGGCTCCGCACCGGACTTCAGGTTCTGTTGAAGTATATCAAGCCCGGAGCCGTGCCGGATGCGGGTCTGCCGCCCAGCAGCAATCGCACCTTCCAGGGCCTCCCTGGCCACGCCCCAAGTGGAGCGATCTGGTCCCTTATATTCAAGCTTGGTTCGGGACGGGGAGCGTTCGATGTTGGCGACGTGATAGTCGTTGGCAAGGATGTCTTCGGTGATTTTCTGCGCCCTGGCATAGTTCGACCCTCCGATGTTCAACTTGAACTCCTGGCCCATGGGTGCCTTGGCGCATTGCGGGCATTCCGGCGCGGGCGCGTCCCATTGCGAGCCGTCCAGGGTGACGGTCAGGTGATGACCGCAGGTGCCGCACATATATTGTCTGACGATGGGCATTAGGGCTCGTCCTCTCTGGGAACCATACTACTGGGATGGATACGATGCCATCGCGTAGATTTGCAGCGCCAGCGCAGACAACCGCCTCGCGGACCATGGGAAACGCACACGCAAGTCTTGGTCATTGGCGCTGGCGCGGCCCATAATGGCGAGCTGAGCGCAACCACCAGCGCCGCAGCAACCAGCAGCAGAATGGCTATCGCGATGATCCCAAGTGTCTCAAAGGCATCGTCTGGCACTAAAACTGTTCCTTTCGTATGCGGGATTTTCGGTTAATCCCGGCAATGTGCTGGCTGAATGCAAACGAAAGCATAGTCCCAGCGTTCTGTGGGGGTCTTTCTCCACGGACACGATCCCAAGTGTGATTACGAGCAATGAGCATAGGGCGACGCCACTCAACCCAAGCATGATGGGCCAATACCAATGCCGAAACCAGATCATCTCCCTCCCCCGTGTCCGGACCAGCGCCTAACCATCCTTCGTCCTCTACTATGGATTGAATTTGTTGTATCAATCGGGGCGATCTTAACTCTAGTCTACGTAACATCAGACTATCACGTAGTTCGGAGTATGTTTGATGCTTATTATCCGCATTCGCCTTCCATGCAATTACGTTCCCAGCCCCAGACATCGAGTCTGGCCTTTTATAAAGAAACCAACGAACAGCCCCAATGTAGTCTAATATTTTCTCCGACCCCTGTTCGCCAGCGATTATGCCCCTCTCAGCCATCTGTCGGAGGTTACGTACCTCGGGCAATACAGCGGCTCCAACGCCTGTCACTTCCAGGTTGGCGATGTGATCGCGATAACTGCCTGCTAGATGAGCCGTTACCCAGGCCAGTTGATATGTCAGAGGCTGATTGGAGCGAAACTCCGCCACCTGAACCACCCGATCAGCGTAACAACGAAGAACTTCAATCGCGTGATCGTCTGAATCGCCTCCACCGCCTCCTGAAGGGTCGATTCCGATGACATAGATGCCGTCGGGCTCGGGCGGCTCCCAGACTTTCAGCATCGCATCGTCGGGGTTGTTGGCAGGGACGATGCGGCTGGCCAGGAACTTCTCGTCGAACAGGTAGGTGTAACCTTTGTAGGGTGGGCTGACCGCCCCCATGCCCTCGGCTATTTCCAGGGTGCGTTTAGCAGGAAAGAAGCCCGAACCAGAAGCGATAAAGCATTCTCGCTCAGTCCAAGGATAGTGGCGGTCCATGTATTCGAGTGCCCGGAACTCGCTCTCTCTTCTCCACCAGGCAATCTGTTCTGGTTTGACGATGACATTGTAATGATTCTTAACATATTTGGCTTTTCTAAGTTCTTCATCTGAGAGCTTGTTGTCCCAATATATATTGAAGTCGGGATCGGACTTTGGAAGACTATAAGTTGGATTAGACCAAAATCCGATAAAAATAAACCGCATATGACGGTCGGCTTTGGCTTGCTGACAGTGGTTATAATACCAGTTGAATCCATTTGCGATACTTTCCCATACATAAAGTCTATTAGGATTCTGACGGGCTAAGGAAGCTTTAAGCGACTCAACTCCCGCAAGACTTTTCCACTGAGCGCATTCAGTCGAGTGAACCATGTTGAGTGCGCGGCTTGCCCCAAGGTCAGGGTTACTTCCGGCGGACAATAAGTCGATAACTGAACGGTTCTGGAATGCCATACCCGTTCTATTGTTTTGTATGAGACGGTGTTCAGGAGAGCGCCACTCTGCCGGGAGAGTCTCAAGCAAGCTGGCGAATATCCTCCGCAGTCTTTCCAAGTTGTCCGTTCTATCGGCAATTATCGCTCCTTGAACGCCTGGATTAGCTAATGCCCAGAACAGTTCTATTACACTACATACAGTAGTTATAGCAACCTGTCTGCATTTCAATACTACAAATTCATGTATACCTTCTTGTAGTCCTTTAGCTACGGCATCTATGACAAGTCGCTGTGACATCCAAGGCTCGACGTGGGAACGGCCATGCTCCTTGGTGTCTATCTCGACACTGGTTAACAGATCGTAAATGCCGTCGCGTAAAGTCGGGACTACATCGGTCATGGACGCTGCAACTTGCCGGTCTGCGGATTGACATAGTACGGCGACTGTCCAAACTTGTCGCCATCACGTAACCGAAACTTCCCGGAGTGGAACACCTGGGCCGAGGTAGCCGTGGTCGCCAGCGGCCCAATCGCGATTAGCCGGGGCTGTTGATTCAAGTTTGGCTGGGCTGTTGATTCAAGTTTGTCGGCCATGGTACACCTCCACTTGCATGAGAGTGCCTCTTATGCGGTTCAGACTCAGACAGAGAACCTTGCCGCCCGCACTCACCCCCTTTGCGCGGGCGGCATTTTCTTTATGCGGGCGGTTGCGCGGCGGCACCATTCCCGTCTAAATCCAATTCGGCGTTCTCTTCCTCCTTATCGTACACGGAGCCCTGGTGGTCCATATCATCATCCGGCACGACCACGGGGACGATGCCTTTCTTCTCAAGCTTTTCCATTTCTTCTTCATCATCACTCATCTGTTTCGTGATGATCTTTTCGAAATACTCTGGCTTGAAGATGCGGAATATCCCGCCGATCCACTTATCACTCTCTTCGATGTAGTGGATCTTTGGGTGGGCGAGAAAGACCCAATCGCGACCCAGCTTGAAACCCCGTGGAATGGCCTTGATCCGCCGCGATATACCCAGGCGATTTGCCTCCGCGATGAAGGTGGCGGGGTTGGGATAAAACTGGGTGCCGATCCACATCAACCCGACGCGATCCCCAAATACCTGCGCATCGAAAGCCGGACACTGTGGTTGACCTAGGTCGCAGGTCTTGCCGGCCAACCAGGGCTGGATGTTGATCCACTGGAAGGCGCGGGTCTGCTTGATCCCGCCATTGCAGGTCGGGCATACCTTGAGCAAGATTGGCAGCTTGCAGCAGGCGATGCCCTTGGTTTCGTAGGAAGACATATACAGTCCGCCCACCTTACGGTATCCACACGCACGTTTAGCTTCTGTGGCCATCTACGCATCCTTTCAGGGTTTCACATTGATCGTAAATTCTACGCATTACGTCCGCGGCACGTTTAGCGTCTTTCAGGCATCCGTTGTCTGTATCGACTTGGTGCGCGAGTGCTAGGCAATCCAGCACCGTATCTATTTCGTGGTATTCAAGTTCCAACTTTGGCATCTAGTTCACCTTTCCTGGCTTTATCTTAAACGCCCTGGACGCTTCCAGGATTTCCATGATGAGTGCGCCGGTCATCTTGCAGCCTTCCTTGGACTTCTTAGGCGGGAAGCCTGTCTCCATGACGCCGACTATTGCTACGGCCATGCACTCGACCGCTTCGCGCGAACTCATGCCTTGCTCCGAGAAAAATTCGATGAGCTTGACTGCATCGCGGCAGGCTTTAGGCATTGTCTCGTATGGATTCTTCGTACTCATTTTGTTCTCCTTTGCCTTATTTTTTTTGGAAAATTTTTGGGCAGTTTTTCGGCTTGCCCAGGCCGTCTAGCTACTTCTTATCGTTACCCGGCCATCCTCGCGGGCCATGCTCGCGAATGCCTTTGACAACGTGGGCTTTGCTGCGAGGCTTCTTCTTCCCGGTTGAACCGTGTTCTCTATAACGGTTGTACTGAGAACCAAGTGCAGCGGTCTTGCCAGGAGCACGAAGACTGTAGTCACCGGGATCGAAGAACGATCCCCGGTCGAAGCTAATCATCTCGCCTCTGAGCGCCTGGGGCGTGATGTACCGTTCCCAGTGCTTTTGGCCGCGCTTGTTTTTTTTGAGTAGATAGGTTCGGGTGCGATACACCCGTGCTTCGACAACGCCCGGTAGCCTACAGGCTGACTTTGCCGCTGCGCACGTTGCCGGGTCTTTTTGTCCCGACGTGGCATCGACTGGACGGATATGAAGCAGCACAGATTTGGTTGCGTCATGTACTGTGTATCCTTCGTATTTCATGTTCCTTTCCTTTCTGGCTACTCGGCAGCCTGTTTCCTTGTCCTTTCCGTATCGACTTCCAACTGTGCCCCGCAGGCTAAGATAAAGTTGCTCTGCTTGAAGGCGGGGTTGTCTCGTTCAAACAGACAGGCAAAGGACCACACCATGTCATCCCAACGCCTGCACATGGAATGGGTCAGGATGTTGGGCTCGGTCGGGTCCATTGGCTTGTGGTTACGCAGCAGCTCGGAGATAGCGACGTAGTGCCGTCTTTCGAATTTAGGTTTGCTCATTTAGTTCTCCAGATTCTGAGTTTGCCGTTCATACGCTTGGTCTTGAAACCCCAGGGCTTGTTGCGCGAAGCGTAGTACCACGCAGCCTGCCTGGCATTGTTGTGAACCTTCCAGTCCACAGCAAAGCTGTCACCAATCTCCATTTCGGAGAATGGGTATTTGCTTTCGGCGACGGGCATCGGAACGCCCTTCTCGACTTTCATACGAGTATCCATTTTGGTTTGCAGTCCTTTCCGCACTCGTTGCATACGATGTTGTCCGTGACCTCTCTGACGTTCCAGGCTTGCTTGGCTGCGTTCCATTCGACGAAGGCTTCGATGCGTATGTCCTCGCTTCCGCAGTGGTTGCATACCGGCTTGACCTTCTTCGCAAGGGACGCAGCCATGATCTTCTCCGGGCTCACTTCCGATCGCCTGCGATGACCTGCAGTCGTTTGACTGCTATAGTCTTCTTAGCATCTCTCACAAAGTTTCCATACTTCGCCAGAGCCTTTAGAAAAACCTCTAGCTTCTCGTTAAGCTTGCCACCGTCCGCCAACAGCATCCGGCATGGTGTGACGAAGCGGTCATCGCATTCCTCGCAGCATCTATCCCCATGAAAAGGTTCAGGATTGTTCCCCATGCCAGTAAACTCACGGGCACAGATACAGCACTGTAGTTTTTCTATACGCCGTCCATCGTTCTTCATTTGCTTTCCTTTCGAGGGCCGGGGAGCCGTAGCTCCCCAGCCGATTGAGACTTAGACCAAGCCACCACGTTTTAGCACTTCATTCGCGAGTTCGTCTACGCTCATTCCATGCTCTTCTAGTAAATCGGCTATAACGTCGGGATTGTCTCTGACGATCCCGAACATAGTAGGGTACGACTTATGATACGTTTCATAGCGATTGGTGTTGGATTGCCACTCCAATTCCCAAACGTCTTCCTTACGGAAGGCATCGGCGGGATCAATCGCGTCGGGGTCGCGCTCGACCGAAAGCTTGCTGACATCCAACTCGAGCATGCGTTCTCTCAATTCCAACAGATAATCGGAATCGAGCCATTCGTGGATCGAGTGCTCATTGGTGTAGCCGATCGAAAGATTGCTGCACTCCGGGATAAGGTCGGCGTAGTTGGCGGTATCGGTGAACGATCCGCCCTTGTCGAGGCTGTGGCCCATATCCAACTCCCTAGCCAAACTGTCGCCGAAAGCATCGGAACAGCAGCGGCCACCGAATTGATGGGTAATCACACTGGTACGGCCACGGCGGTCGAAGGCCACAGCCATCTCGATCCCATTCAACAGTTCTGGCGTCTTGTCTGCGATATGCTGTGAGCCACAACCACCGCATTCTTCCTGGCGATGGAAGACGTACAGGCCCGGACGTTGAGCCTTGATCATCTCCCGGCACAGCCATACGCCTGCGGTATCGTCGGCCCCCAGGCAATTGCTGCCCTTGTCGTTGGTCCACAGATACCCATCGATATGGTTGATCCCTTGCATCCCACCTTTCTTCGACACCGTATCGGTGTGGCAGGACCACAGCACCGGGGCAGTCCCGATACGCTTGTACAGATTACCCATGCTGTCCTGCTCCACTCCGAGTGGCTTGATCCACATGGAGATGAAATTACGCTCCGTCGGGCTGCCAGCCGGTCTACGGAATGACAGCATACTTTTTAGTACATTCAATTCTTTGCCTTGTTCACTCATTTGCTTCTCCTAAGCAGCTTGATCGTTGGGGACATTCTCGCCATGCTCATTCACATGGCCTTCACGGTCGAAACCGTCTTGTGACCACATCTCTCCGTCAGCCATCTCTACGCCTTCAGTCTTGGGGAAATACTCGTCCAGGATCGGACAGAGGAACGCATAGCGATTGACAGCCCGCTGCGACCAGGTATCGCCGTTACCTAGCTCTATCCGCTCGTTGATGTGGTAAGTGTCGTGGTAGAAATCGCAGTAGAACGTACACTCTTCGTAGCAGGACGAGCAGTAATACCCATCCTCGCCATTGATTTGAGACATATCGTCTTCGTAGTGACGATCGCCGCACTCCTGGCATTCCACTCGGCTATCTGCGGACAGACCGCAGGTATTCGAGCAGACCAGATCGCCGCCATGTCCAAGGATTAGGTAAGTGCCGTTATCATCCGCATAATTGACGTAATCGACATACGGCATGACGAAATCGCCGCGATACTTGATGCGACGTATACGAGCACCGGCAGGAGCACACTCTTCCTTGTACCCTGCTTCGTTCAAAGCAGGCAGCATACGCACCGCATCGCCGTAGATGCGCGAATACCATTTCTTATTCGGCCAAACGACGCAGCGAGCCGTTACCTGCTCACCGCGCTGTATCCATGCCACACCCAAATCCGGGCCTGCATAGACACGGGCAGGATGGATGTTAGCCTCGTAATCACATGCTCGGTTGGACATGCAGGAACGTGGGCCATGGGTATAAACCCATTCGATTTTATCAGCGTCCTGGCTAACCTGCAGCTCGACCGGCTTGTAGTAATTGTCGAAGGTCGTGGCATAGTCGCGGATTTCAGTGTCGGTCAGCCACTCATTGAAAAACCGTTTCAGGTAACGACCGGGAGTAGTCTTAGTCTGCCTATCCTGAACGCCCTTCTGGTCGTTTTCAGTGTAGGCAACCATTGCTCCACTATCGAGCGATACGTGCGCGAAGTGGAATTGCGTGGCAGGGTTCTGCGTGAACCACCACTTATTGCGCCACTCATTCGGGAGCATGGTATACTTACCGTCATAAAAACGGTCCACCTCCCTTGCGTGCCAATTGCGTCGATCTTCCTCTGATACTTCTATCATCGTGGCATCCTTCTAGTTGGCATTGTACCTATATTTATATTGACAATATAGGCTAAGGGGAAAGAGCCGGTAGGCTTAAAATGCGTGCCTACCGGCTTAGCAGTCAGTTAACCGTGCTCATCCCCCCACTCATACTTTGAATCGGGATCGCAGAACGAACAGCCAGAGAAACCGCAAGGCAGGCTAACGCCTTCCAGTCTGCTGCGAGCCTGTCTTACGATCACAGCCTGGAAAGCCTGCTCGTATTCGAGTGGAACATCGTGGTCCCAGTAGCCCAAATCAGGTAGGCCGTAATCCATGACGGCAGGCATAGGATGATTAGGTGGATACCAACCTATATTATAAGCGGTTTCATGATCCACAGCTACAGTATGAATACCTTTGGTCCATATATGATAGATTGTCATGACAGCACCTCATCAAGAACATAGGCGCTGTTAAGGTTGGCCTGACGCTTGCGGAGATAGGCAGGGGCAATGATCCCATTGCCCCGCATCGTGGTCTGGACTTCGTCGGTCCTGGTATCGACGAGCTGGAACACCCACGGCCTGCGGCCATTGGTATCCACATACTGTGAGGGATAGCGACGAATACGGTAGGGAAGCTTTTGCTTCGACATGGTGTGGCATCCTTGGCATTGGAGGGTAGCTAGGCGGGCTTGGCGAGCCCGCCCAGAGGTTTTGGCTATTGCTTGGTAGCTAACTCGTGGGCGTGGGCTTCGATGAACTGCTCGACCGCCCCAGAGCGAATAAACGGCAATATGGTTTCCCATTGGGACCGATAGAGCGCGATGGGGTATTTCGAGCCGTGGTACAGGCAAACCGTTCCGGCTTGCCCGACCCTCAGCTGAACCCGTGACATTGCCGTTTGCTTGAGCCCCGTATTCTCAGCCGTAAGCTTGGCGATAAGGGCTTCCATCTCCTGGCGTGACATCTCTGGCATCGGACTTTCCTTGGCATTGACTAGCCCACCATTGGACTAGGAACCGCCATTATAGCCGATGTTGCGGTGCAAACGACAACACAATTTTGTTCACAAACGCTCACAAACGCGTTACCGGCTCAAACGCGCTGCGGAGCCCACTGAGTGGCCATCCGGCGATCGGGCTGTCAGACACCTGGCAGCCGAAAAAACGCACCAGCGGGCTCCGCAAGCCCGGCAAACGGCCATTGCGG